GCCGTTGACGTTCAGGAGGCGGCAGCCGACCAGGGCGCTTGCGCCCCTTGGACTCGTGGCAATAACTGTCCCCTTGCTGAAAATTTGAACCAACAGGAGAAAGATAAATCAGCTGATGGGGACCCCAGAACGGACATTACCCGCATGGATGACAAGGTGTTGCACGATTACCTGCACAGTATGAACAAAAAGGAGCGCCGGGAATTGGCTGCAAGGTTACGTCTGGTGAAACCGAAACGGCGTAGAGACTACAAACAGCGAATTACAGACCATCAACGACAGCAGCTCGTCTATGAACTGAAATCCAGAGGATTTGATGGCAGCGAGAAAGAGGTCGATTTACTCCTTCGCGGCGGCAGTATTCCGTCAGGAGCAGGCCTGCGTATCTTCTATCGGAACCAGCGTTTGCAGGAAGATGATAAGTGGCGGAACCTGTATTAATTACGCTGGTTAACAATTCGTGCTCTTAATAATATCAGGCATATCAGGCTGATAAGCGTAAAAAAAACGTTTTACATCAGTAAGATTATTATATACTGTAAATATAAACAGTGGTTATACATACAGTATTGCGTGTGGTGTCATAGGAGGAAAGATGCAGGACTATTTTTTGGAGTCTTTGAAGCTCCAGCGCATTGATTTTTTTCTTAAGCTTGTAGCGGCTAGTGAGTGCGATGATGAAGAGAAGCGGCTTGCTATCCAGTGGGTTTCGGAGCTGACCGATGAGTTAATGGCGAAAATCCGTACTCATGAGTACAACCGTTCAATGGATCTCCCCGGTTAGGCTTAGGAACGTTGCTGGCGTTAGGACTTGATTCTGACGCTAGCAAGGTTGATCAACGAGCCATGCGAGGCGTTAGTCATGGGCAAAAAAATAGTAACTTCCAGATTTTGCTTCGTGCCAGGTATTGAGTAGTTTTATCGCCAGAGGGGCTGTTAGCGCTCAAACTACTAATGGAGCCACACCTTAGATGAGTGATTTGGCTTAAGCTATGATTATATAGTTTCGCTGTACGGCGGCCTTGCTTTTTATTGAAGCGACCAGACTGGAACAACGGCGAAAGGAGACTAACGATACGCACCAGTTTTTTGAAAAGGTACAGTTATCTAGATTGGTTGCCAATTTTCGTTGAAACCTGACATACCATTAGGTCATTGCTTTAGAAAAATTAATACTTGATGTGAGAATTGCTTCAAAACATCTAGAATTAAAGTTTCTTTACTAGTATGCTTCATCACTTGGTCGTTGGGTTGAGTGCAAAAGCTAAGGCTGATGCCCAGTACGCTATCCGCATTATTGCCAGAGAACCGATTCGAAACCGGAATCTGGCAGAGCATGGGCGCAAGTGCTGGCTTCCCAACGGCCTCGTTATTTATAATATGCTGACTTCAAAACCACTCGTCTTTCAACCTGCTGTGATAGCATTACAGCGTTAGTCCAATCTTTTGGATACCTTATTTCTTCTATAACACGAATATAAGCACATACTTTATTTTTTCCCTCTCCTTTGGCATAAGTAACCTCTAGATTATTAAATTTCAATAAGTGCTCTCTTCTTTGGTAAGTAAAACAGCCGTAATCACGGACATCAGAAGAAGTAATAGCATGAGTTGAAGGAAACCGAACTAGTAAATTTCTCAAGTAGGGAATAATGTCCAAACTCGTTGCTTTGTTTTCTTCTCTGCGACTCTTTCTGAACATATGTCTCCAACCCAGCCGTGTAAGCTCGATTTTCCCAAGCACCGGAGATGTGATTTCTTTCTGTTCAGAATAACGTTTTTTAACAAACGCTCGCCGATTATTAAGTAGTGAGTTTCTTCTTCTTACATGGATTCCTTTTGCTCCAGTTTCACCTGCACGTACCATGGACATACAGCGAGCCAGGTCAAACCGTGTGGCCGGAGTGATTAAGTGATATTCTCCATAAGTTTGGTTTTTAAGGGTAGTGTTTGGATGTATATAGGCCCAAAATGCTTTACGATTAGTTCTGTCAACCCAAACGACACATATATGGTGAGTTGTCCTTTTGGCTGCTTTTTTTGCGGCCGAATTTAATACAAAACCTTTCTCTAATAAATGACCATAAGTTGCCCCTGATTTAACTTGCGACAATATAAGCATTCTTTCTTTTGATGCCCATGGATGTTCGAAGGATAATATTAAATCTATTTTTGAATTGTCGTCTTCCCTGGAACCCCAGTGCCCCTCTCCTCTACAAGCAAGAATGAATTGACTCATTGCATAAGATTCGGCGTCACTGCCGTTAACTGAGTTAAACTGTCTTGTTTCTAGCACAGTTGGTATTGGTCGTGATGCAAGTAAACTGAAAGATCCCACTTATAGTTCTCTCCAAAAAATTGCATAATCTTGAACGCTAAAAAATAGTATACAAACTAAAGTATTTTTTCATTTAATTCAATGTATTGGCTAAAATTAAGACATTTATAGCTATATGTACTAGATAACATAGCGTTGTTTTCCTTTTGAAATCTCTTCTTGTGGTAACACAACAGTATTTACTCAAGTAGTTTGTCACTGCATGGGGAGATTTTGCTATGTCCGCGGCATCATACAGATGCGATAGATTTTCAGCATGACCTTGGGTAGCAAATCTGTAGGTATCATCCATTGCACCTCAAAGTAACTCTGGTGCATACCTATGCTGCATGAAAATGAATGATCGCTAGTGGATCGTTTAAGTCGAAGCCTGCCAGTTCTGACGAGCTTTTGCTTATGTTATGCAACTGCATGAAAACCACTACACAAAGCGGGCAGGCGTGGCGGGGATACGAGCGCGCGCTAAGTCATATAAGAGTTATATATTGATTTGATTGCTGGACATGCATACAGTATCGCTCTATCATCTAATAAATCTTAGAGTATTTGACAATGTTTGGATAAAATGGAACCTAACTTATTCATAATCCGCTAAACAGGGATGTCAGATGCCATACCAATTGGTAGAGCTTAGCCCCGTAGCTAACGATCTTGAACAGTTAGGAACCAAAGAGAAGTTTTGGTTCTATTTCTCCGATGACACTGTAAATTTGCAGTTGTTTAAGTACTCTAGGCCAGGTACTGGCGAGCATTGGTCTGAAAAGTGTGCTGCTGAGTTATGTCATTTGCTTAACATTCCACATGCTAGCTATGATTTGGCGCGATACAATGGTCGATTCGGTGTGGTGACTCAGAATATCATTCCATCTGGTTTCCGGATGGTAATGGGAAATGAAGTGCTTCACAGTTCGACATTCGATTATCCTGGGCCTTTACAAGCCGGGGAAAAGCCGGTAAGGGTCAGAGAACACACTGTCACAAGGGTATTGGGTTGTTTGGATAGGGAATCTATCAAGCCTCCTCCGAGTGTATATGATCTAACCGGGCTAAATGCAGCAGATGTATTTTGTGGATATTTGATGCTCGATGCACTTGTGAGTAATCAAGATCGCCATCATGAAAATTGGGCGATCATGCTTAACAATGAAACTGGTGAGCAGTTTTTGTGTCCAACATACGATCATGCCGCTAGTTTAGGAAGGGAGATGTTAGATGATGAGCGTAACGAACGGCTTAATACTAAAGATAAAAATCGACAAATCCCATGTTTTGTAAGAAAAGCTCGCTCTGAGCTATTCAAAGCAAAAACTGATAAAAAGCCCTTGCTGACCGTTGAAGCATTTCAACATGCAGTTGAAGGGAGAGTTGCCGCTCGCGACCATTGGTTAGGTAAGTTGAGCGTTTTAACAGAAGATTCCATTACAGATGTGTTTAACCAAGTGCCTTCATCGTGTATATCCGACAGTGCACGTAGATTTGCAACGTTAATGGTAATGGAAAATCGCAGAAGGTTACTAGAATGACTAATACAAACTCCGTTTACGTCGCATGGCAGGCACCAGATACCAGAGACTGGCATGTTGTTGGTAACTTGCAAGAGCGCAAATCGGGGTATGTTTTCAGGTATACCAAAGGTGCTCTTAAATCTACTAAATTTACAAAGTTTAGCGGCATGAGTGATGTTCGTGAAACTTATGTTTCGGAAGAATTGTTTCCTCTTTTTAAAAATCGCCTTTTATCACCGAGACGTCCAGAGTATCCGAGTTTCATTAAATGGCTTGGATTTGAAGAAGATAAGGTAAATCCTATCGATATTCTTGCTCGCTCGGGAGGCTTACGAAGCACTGATCAGCTGCAGATTTTCAAAAAAATTGATGTTGATTCTGATGGTAACTTTGAGCATTTTTTCTTCTTACATGGACTTGGTTACTTAAATAGCTTAGCTAATGCTCGTGTATCTGAATTGAAACCGGGGCAAATTTTGCGTCTTTGCTTGGATCTTCAAAATGAATACGATGGGGATGCTGTTGTCGTTCGTGCAGATAAACCAGCTGAAATCGTTGGTTACTGCCCTAGGTATTTAAGTAATGATATCAAGAAGATGTTATTGGATGATCCAAAATCAATCACTTTAACGGTCGAAAAGATTAGCGATGATGCTCCTCATAACTATCGGTTATTATGTAAATTATCAGGAGTACTAAGCCAAGCCTGTCAATCGACGCTGATTCCTCAGGATGAGTTTGAACCTATTGAGTAAATGAAGAAAAGCCACCAAACGGTGGCTTTTCTTATTATGGGACTATATCTAGCGAGTAGGTATTAAACTGTATCGCCTCCTTGCCAAGCCAATCATTCATCTCCTGTAATCGCTTTTGTAGTGGCATTAGCTCATTTCGGACGAATACACGGCTTGCCTTTTCCACATCCCCAAACCCCCCAACATTATTCGGCATAATCCCCATCATTTGCGGCGGCACGCGGTGCGCTGCCATCATGTCATCCCGACTCACGTTCTTGATGTTAAGAAATTCATCCTTCGCCGCGACTTCTGACAATGGGATGATCTGAAGCCCGTCTTTTTTGCCGTTAGGTGAGTACATAAACAGGTTGCGGAAGTTGCCTGGACCTTTGGCGCTTTTCATCGCGTTGCGGAGGTTGTTCACATCCTCCTGATTCTGCGCGGCATCGGTCATGTACATGATGAAGCCTGCATGGCTGCCGTTGATGTAATACTTACGGCGGAACAACGTGGCGGACTCGTTGAGCAGGGCTGACGGAATGGCAGAAAGATAACCGGGCAGGCCGTAGATCTCTTGGTTAATATCCGGTTCCATCAGATGAAAGATGCTGCCTTTCGTGAACTGATACGGCTGCGTAGTCATGCCGTATTGCACAAACCAGTAGGTATCCAGGTCTAACCCGCGTCGGGTGTATTTTGCCAGCGCAGGTTCAAGGGCGATAACTTCACCGAAGCGGTTCGTGCGTTTCTCCAGGTAGGCGTTACCAAATACCAGATAGTCCTGCACAAAACGTGAAAAAGCCTGCTGGCTGAGCAGCGGGTGAGGGATATAGGTGCTGGTCAGAATGTTGCACTTTACTGCAATCGGTGAGCTGTGGTGTACGGCGGCGCGGAATGTTCGCGCTAGGCCGTCGAAACTCACAGGCGGCTCATACCAGCGGTCCATCTGTACGCATTCCACATAGTCCAGCAGTTCGCGACGGTCCAGAACAGGAACGGGATCGCCGAAGCTGAATGCTTCGGCTGAAGTCTGGCTTTTATGCTGGATCTGATTCATCGCCGCTGCGCGGTTTTTCTTACTCTTTCCCATCAAAAAATCTCCACAATATTGCTGGTATTGGCGGATTCGCCCTGCAGCGGTTCGTTAAACAGTGCGTGCATCGTTGCCCATGCCAGATCGGCGTGGCTGGCTTCTTCGCTGCGGCTGGCTTCATAGGTCGGGCGGTTGCCACTGGCGGTGGTGGAGCGACGGATTGCCATAAAGGACTGCGCTATGTCGGTGTGTCCGGCGTCAAACTCCAGACGGCGGTGGCTGATAATGTCGTAGGCCTTGAGTACCAGGGCGTTTTTAACGTTGGGGTTGTAGACAAACTCCCGGACGGCAGGAAAGAACGCTTTCACGTTCTCGTAAACCCCGTGACCAACGCCGGTTGAGTCGATGCCGATGTAGGTCACGTTGTACTGCTCGGTCAGTTTTTTGATTGCGTCCGCCTGGGCACGGAAGTCCATCCCGCGCCACTGGTGACGCTCAAGAATGCGAAACTTACCGCCTGGCACGGCTGGCGGTGCCACCACCACGCATCCGGCGCTGTCGCCGTTCTGCGTACCTTTTGCCGGGTCATAACCGATCCACACTTCGCGCCAGCCAAATGGGCGCAGGGCCAGAGCATGAAAGTCGGTCCAGACTTCCCAACTGTCCACCATGCACGCCTGCAGCTCGCTGAGCGGAAACACGGACGCGAGATCGTCCACAAACTCGCACATCAGCAGGTTCTGGTATTCGTCCGGGCTGTACTCCATGCGCAACTGGTCAAGGTCGAACAGGTTACAGCCGCCGCGCACCGCATCTTCCACGGTGACTATCTGGCGGTATTGCCCGTCGGCGCACAGCTGGCCGGGGGCCAGATTGCTGTGGGACAGGTCGATGTCCACCTTATCGGCTTTGTTGCGCCCACGGTTGAACAGCGCACCGGACCAGAACGGATAAGCACTATGAGTCAGGCTGGATGGCGTGGAAAAATAGGTTTGTCGCCATTTCTTGTGAATAGCCATACCGGAAGCCACTTTGCGCAGCTCCTGGAATTTCGGTATCCAGAAATATTCATCCAGATACAGGTTGCCGTGATAACTCTGGGCAGTGCGGGCATTGGTGCCGAGGAAGTAAAGCGTGGCCCCGTTAGGAAGCACCATCGGATCGCCTTTCAGCTCCACCTCCACTTCTTTGGCGAAGTCGATGATGTACTGCTTAAAGACGTGGGCCTGAGCCTTGCTGGCGGAAAGGAAAATCTGGTTACGCCCGGTTACGGTGCTATTGCGTCGGTGAAAAATGGCAATCTGTTATTCATCCGGCAGGGACAGGGCAAAAGTGCCAGCGGTAAACCACTGCCGGTGATCACTATCACACGTAAGGACGGCGACAGTCACCGCTTTACCCTGGCAGATCGCGGAGCCTATACGGGCATAATTGCCAGCTGGTTGCATACCCGCGAACCCGCGAAGAAAGAAAGCACCACGGTGAAGCGTAAGCGCAGGACTAAGAAGCAGAAGAAAGAGCCGGAAGCGAAGCAGGGCGATTACCTGGTGGGTACGGATGAAAACGTGCTGGTACTTAATCGCA